AGACCGAGGTGTTCTGCAACCCGTTCACCGTCGGCGTCCAGACCTGGTATTCGATGCGCGAGATGGGCCTAAGCCCATCGGCTGAAATCGAAATCAGGACGTGCGATTACAGCGGCGAGCGAGATGTCTTCTACAGGGACAAGTGGTACTCGGTCGAGGGCATGTCCGAGGCAGGCGATTTCACCCGCCTCATCCTGCGCCACCAGATGTCCGATTCTGATGATTCTGGAGAGTCGGGTGAGAGCGGTGAGTAGGAATGAGACGGTCGATTGGAACGATTTCTCGGTAGGAGTCGAGAGGCTGCTCTGGGACATCCCGCAGGCGTGCGCCTTGAAGGTCGGAGAAGCCGTCAAGCAGTCGGTGCGCAAGACTGCGAAGGAGTTGCGCAGCGGCGAATACGGCTCCGCTGGCAAGCACGAGTGGTCGCCAGAGTATATGTCTGGTTTCACCAGTAAGGTCAATGCAAAAGGGATGACTCCAGAGGGCGAGGTCGGCAACAAGAACAAACCCGGTCTTGTCCACCTGCTCGAAAAGGGCCACCTGACGCTGGCTGGCAGGAGAACGAGGGCGTACCCGCACATGGCACCCGCCTTCATCGAGATGGAAGATGATTTCATGGAGCGGGCCAAGAAGGCAATCGACGAGGCGTTGAGGGAGGGCTGAGATGTCGCATGCAGACGTTTACGCGGTCGTATCGCAATTCGTTCCATGCACGCACATGGAATGGCCCGACGATACCGCACCCGCCCTTCCTATGGCCTGCTACTACGGCGACGATGTTCCGATTGAAGCTGGCGATATGCAAATCGCCGTCAAACATAGATGGACCGTTGAGCTGTACGAGAAGCGCCGCGATAAAGACCTGGAAACCAACCTGGCTAATGCGCTGAGGGAGGCTTTCGGGCCGATAGGCCGCAGCGAGTCTTACATCGAGAACGACAACATGCTCATGGTCGCATTCACATTCAGTCAAATCGAAGGAGGATTCGATGGCTAGGAAAGTACGTTTCGGCCTGCGTAACACCAAGTACGCACTCTACAACCCGACCACTGGCGAATATGGCTCCATCAAGGAGATGCCGTGGGCGGTCGCGCTGAGCCTGTCCGCAGAGGGCGGCGACGGCGCTGACTTCTACGCAGATGACACCATCTGCTATAAGTTCGCTGGAACCAACGGCGGGTACAGCGGCACGTTCGAGCTCGCCAATATTCCCGACTCCATCCGTGCAGACCTGCTCGGCGAAGTCGTCGACGCGGCAACCGGCGTCCAGTTCGAAATCGGCAACGCCGAACCTGCGCAGTTCGCACTCATCACCGAGATGCAGACGGACAACGGCCCGATGGGCTTCGTGTTCTACAACTGCAAGGCTTCGCGTCCCGACATCGCGGCGAACACCAAGAGCGAGAACCCGAGCGTCGATACCGAGACTCTCTCGCTCAGCATCGCTACGCAGGAGTTCACCTACGACGGCAGCAAGAAGCTGTTCATCCAGGGCCACATCCAGAAGACCGATTCCAACGTGTCGCTCTACAACGCGTTCTTCGAGTCGGTAGTGACTCCTGGCGGAGCCGAGTCCGGCCTGTCTGCTTAAGGAGGATAGATGTTCGAAGTCAAGATCGGCGATGAAACCCGCAACGCCAAGGTGACGTTCTATACGGCGCTCATCTACGAGAACGAGTTCGGCAAGGACATGCTGAAGGAGTTCTTCGGAGTGCAGGCCATCAAGGACCCGATTGCGGACGACGGCGATGTTCTGAGCGTGGACTTCACGCAGATAAACTGGACAGCTGCGTCGAAGGCCCTCTGGGCGGCAATCAAGACCGCCGACGAGACGGTCGACCCTTACGGCATCTGGGTCAAGAAGTCATCCGGCGCGAATATGTGGCTCGTCTACGAGCAGCTCGCAGCCGAGATTGCGGACTGCTTCTTTCGTGCCGAAGCTGCCGGACAGGAAGCCGGTCAGTAAAGACGGAGAACAGAAACCGGGAACGGGCAGGCCGTACACGCGCATGGCGATGAGCGGCCTGTCCGCTGGGCTGACTATGCCCGATTTGAGAAACATCAAGTACACGCATCTCATGCAGATGCTCTGGGAATGGGACGAGATGCACGGTGCCGAATACGACGAAACCGTAGAGGCGACCAGCGCAGACGTCATGTCCCTCACCAAGCTGTAAGGAGTTGAAATGGGCGACGCATTCAGAGGTTTGACTCTGCGAATCGGAGCAGATGCGCGTCCGTTGCAACAGAGCCTCGCATCCATCAAATCTGCGGCAAGCGGAGCAGAGCAGCAGCTTCGCTCCATGAACAAGGCGCTCAATTTCGATGCTGGCAACGTCGACGCGATGAAGTCGCGTATTGTTTTGATGTCCGACAAGACGAAGCTGGCCGCCCGTTCGGTGGCCGACATCGGTATCGCGATGAGCCAAGCAGCGGCCAAGACCGTCACGTTCAGCGAGAAGAGCGGCCTTGCAAGCGGGAAAATCAAAGATGTCGCAAAAAGCACCCGCGAAATCTACTCGGCGACGCAGCTCGTCCAGAGCGAGTACAACCGAGTAAACGCAGAACTCGAGACAATCTACAACGCCGTCCGCAAGGTAGTAGCCAAGGAGAAGGGCTGGAAGCAGGACTCCGAAGAGCTCGACAAGTACATGAGCAAGCTCAAGGAGAGCTACGGCAAGGCTGGCGACGAGCAGCAGCAGCTCACAAAGGAGATGCAGGCTTATCTAAGCACGGCGATGAGAACAGGCGACATCGCCGAGAAGTTCGGCCTGCAACGCCATGAGACAGGGAAGCTCCTCGTTGAATTGAAGGATCTACGGGCCGAGCATAAGCGCCTTCAGGGCGACTTGTCCAACATACACGCCATCGAGGGATACCGAGCGATAGAGACGCAGCTCATCGCGGTCAAATCAGAGATGATGGCCGCAGCCGCAGAAGCCACCAGATTCAGAACCGAGCTATACAGGATGGGTTCGTCCGAAGCCCTGCATGACGCATTGACGGATGTGCGGGCTTTGGACGGAGCCATCGACGCTGCGAGGGCGTCGACGCGCTCTATGGAAGATGCGTTCAGGGCGATGCCTGCGAGCATCGAGGCGGCGAAGGCGAAGCTCCGAGCAACCCGCGAAGAAACCGTCCTACTGTCTGCAAAGCTCGAGAAGGCCCGCGAGGTCGTCAAGCAAATCGAATCCAACTCGGCATTCGACAAGCAGGCTAGGTCAATCAAGAACGTACACGCCGCGCTTGCGCAAGCGGAAGCCGATGCCGCGAAATACGAAGCGCAGATAAAGGAAGCCGAAGAGAGGGTAAAAGCCCTCAACGACCAGATCGAAAGCGGCAATCCCGCCGCATGGAAAGAGGCAGGGACGAGCCTCGAGAAGCTGCAATCGGAGCTGACCGAAACGAAGGCGAAGCTCGAATCCCTCAAACAGGAGTTCATCGAGGTAGACGCACGCCATAGGAGCGCAACTATGGCCGTAGCGTACCGCGAGGCCAGAGAAGAGGTCATCAGACTCGAGGCGGAGCTGGCGAAACTCAATTCCGAGACGGCGCGGCTCAACACCCTCAAAGAACGCTTCTCGTCCATCAGGACGCTCGGCTACGGCCTGTACTCGACCGTCACTCCCGCGCTCATGATGGTGGGACGATATGCAATCAACGCAGCTGAGGACATCGACGCAGCGTACCGCGACATGCGCAAGACCGTCAACGGCACCGAATCTGATTTCGAATCGCTCAAAGCGGCGGCCATCGACTTCTCAAGGACGCATGTCACCACCGCCGAGCAGATGCTCGAAATCGAATCCATCGGCGGCCAGCTGGGTATCGCAGTAGAGAACCTACAGACGTTCGGAGAGGTCGTATCGAACCTCGACATCGCAACGAACATCGACGCGGAGGACATCGCCACCTACCTCGGCCAGCTGTCGAACATCATGGACGACATAAACACCGATGACGTCGACCAGTACCAGAAGGACATCACGGCGTTCTCCGATGCCCTGGTGCGTCTGGGCAACAACTCGGCTGCTCAGGAATCGAACATCATGAAAGTCCAGATGCGCATTGCGTCTCTGGGCAACATCTCTGGATTCACCACGCCTCAGCTGCTCGGCATCTCCACGGCAATCGCCGCTACGGGCCAAGGCTCGGAAGCAGCAGGCACCGCAATCGCGAGGACATTCTCCAACATCGAGTCGGCGGTCGGCAAAGGCGGCGACAAGTTGCAGGCGTTTGCAGATGTGGCAGGCATGTCGGCACAGGACTTCGCGGATGCCTGGAACGGCGACCCGATGACAGCATTCACGGCGTTCATCGGCGGCTTGAAGGAGATAGACGAAGCAGGCGGGTCGGTCGACAACACGCTCGCTTCTCTGGGAATCAACAGCGTCAGGCAGAAGCAGGCTTTGGAAGGTCTGACGAACACGTTCGACATCATGACAGCCTCCGTGAATATGTCCGAGGACGCGTGGGCTGGCATGTCATCGGTGATGGCCGATGGCAAGGTGGAGAAGGCAGGAGACGCCGCACGCGAGGCTGGTAGGAAATCGGAAGGTTTCTCTGGAGCAATCCAGATGCTCCGCAACAACGCTACAGCCTTAGGCAACTCGCTCGCAGAGGGCGCTGCTCCGATTATCTCAATGCTGGCTGGGCTGTTCCAAGGACTCACATCAGCCGTCGAGGCGATGCCCGGGCCGCTCAAGACGGCAATCGTCGCAATAGCCGGAATCGTGGCAGTCGCAGGCCCGGCGGCAATCGCAATCGGCGCTGTCGGCGCAGCATACGCTACGCTCGGAGAGCTGAAGCAGAAGAAGATCTCGAGCAAGACGCAGCTCCTCGCAGACGCAGCAGCCGCGTTAGCCGACGCAGAGGCGAATCTCGCAGATGCAAGGGCGAACGAGAGAAATGCGCAAGCGAAGCTGTCGAATGCGATTCAGGGAAAGTCCGGCCAGAGCGTCCAAGCTGCTCTTACCGCCTACACCGAAGCGCATACCGCGTCAGTCGCAGCGGAGACGGCAGTAGAGGAGGCCAATGGCAAGGTAGAGGCTGCCAACGGAGGCATCAAGGCAACTCTGACGGGAATCACCAACTCCCTCACCGCAGCCACTACGAGACTGGCGACGGCATTGGGCATCTCGAATGCGATGCTGCTCGGATTCGCATCTGCTGGCATCGCCATTGTTGCGGCGGCTGCCGGAATCAGGGCTATCCTCGACCCAGCCAACCAGCTCACGGAAGAGTCGAAGAACCTCGCAAGCGAGGCTGGAGCTGCGAGGCTCAAGTACGAGGAGCTTTCCGCAGAACTCGGCGAGAACGCCGAGGAGACAATCAAGGCGAAGGCGGCAGCCGAAGAGCTGGAGCAGCAATGGAAAGAGAACAGGCAGACCGTAGGCGAGCTTGCGTCCGAGATGCGAGAAGAAATCGCTGCCTCCAGGGAGATGCGCGAAGGCATATCGGAATCCAAGGAAGAGGCCGATAGAAGCGCAGGCTCGATACTCAATACAGTCGATGCGATCAATGAGCTGAGGCAGGCGGATGACGAAGCCTCAACAGCAAAGCTCGCGGCATACATCGCAACGCTCAACTCAACCGTCGAAGGGTACAGCCTCTCCGCATCAGACGCCAAAGAGAACACCGCGAATTTCCAGAAGGCGATGGCAGAAGCGGAGGACAAGGCGAGGCAGCTTCGGCTCGATACCGCCGTGGAAGGCTATGCGTCGCTGTCGAACGAGGCTTCCATCCTCTCCGGCAAGATGCAGGAAATTATAGATAAGACGGGCCTCACAGAGGAAGCAATCCAGATTTACAAAGCCGCGCAGGATGCTGCGGCGCAAGGATATTACACAGATGATGGGACGGGTGGCGCAGCAGCGGCCTACGTCGAGCTTGAGAAAGAGCTCGAGGCCGTCAACGCCCAGATGGAGGAGCAGCAGAAGCTCGTCCAGGAGAATCTGGACAAGAACGAAGCGGCTTCGCTTGCGATACGCATGAAGACGCAACACAACCTGGACGAGGCCGAGGCGCTGGCATATGCAAACGAGATGCTCGGAACGAACATCACGAACACCGACCTCGAAGCATACGCGACACAGCAGGCGAACGATGCTCTCGCGGAAGCCGAGGAGCAGCTGTCGTCATACACCGACAGCATAGCCGAAGCGTGCGAGAGCAACGAGACTCTTGCTGACGTAATCGACAGCACAGGAATGTCCTATGAAGCCCTTGCGCAATGGCTCATCGACGCTGGAATCTCGGTGGATGATTTCGCCCAAGGCGTAGAGGATATGGCTGACAAGGCGGCCGACGGATTCAACAGGATAAGCACCGAGTCTGGTACGAGCCTCGAAGACTTCATGGAGAACCTCGCTGAGAACAAGCGCATCATGAGCGAGTGGGGCGACAACATGAACAAGCTCTGGGACCAGTATAGCGAGAGCGGGAGCGAAGCCGTAAAGGACTTCCTCGAGTTCCTCGGAGAAGCAGGCCCGGAGCAGGCGAACCTCGTAGCAGAGATAGTCGAGCAGGGCAACCTCGAGGAGGTCGCGAAAGCCTGGGCCGAGGCAGGCCAATCAGGGCGCGAAGCATACGTCAAGGAAATCGGCCTCCTCAGCGAGGGTGCGAAGGCGAAGGCCGCCGAAGCCACCGCCGCAATCCAGGAAGCCGCCAACGATGCGATAAGCAAAATCTCGGGAGTCGGCGACGAAGTCAAGAATATCCCGAATGGCGAAGTAAAAATCTACGACAATACCGTCGACGTGCTCAAGAAAATCGGCTCCATAACTGACGTTCTGAAGAACCTCCCGAACGGCAGGGCCACGGTCACAGTCGATGACGACGCGACGTGGCGCATCAGGTCGATTATGAATACCCTCAGCACAATCACATCCGTGTGGCATACCGTCCACATCACCGCACAGGAGCACGCATCCGGCGGCATCTTCGCAGACGGCGTTCGTCTCAATGCCAAAGGCGGCACATACGACAAACTCATATCAGAAATCCCGATGCACGCATCGGGCGCTCTCAACGGCATCGTCGCACGTCCGACGCTCACCAACATCGGCTGGGTCGGCGAGGACGGCGCAGAGGCAATCCTCCATATGGGCCATGCGGGCGGTGCCGTCATCCCGCTCACGAACCAGCGTTACGTGCGCCCGTTCGCCCAAGCCGTCGCTGCGAACATGGGCAATCGTCCGAGCGTCACGGTCAACATGAACCTCAACTACGACGCATCCGACGATGCCCAGCAGATGCTCCGCGACATAGAGCGCGGCCTGGAAAACTACCTGAACTTGGAGGCTTAAATGGGACTCAAATCGAGAGTGACCAACCTTTCGGTAAAACGCGAGGGCAACGTCATAAAAGCCTCGTGGAAGAATCCTGGCGAGTACAAGAATGTCAAGTGCATGGACATTAGAACGTGGTTCGACCGCGCTGGCGTTAAGCTCACCGACGTTGATATATGGTACTCCAACCGTGGCTCCGAGAAGGCCCTGACATACACCGCATCGGATAGATTCTGGGCGAAAGGCTACGAACGCGCTTCCAGCCTTCCGACCAGCTTCGATAAGAACTACGACAGAAACAGGTTCCATCCCGTCGCCGCTGGAAAGACCCTGAGCAAGGTGCAGGTCGGCGTTGCAGGATACAGCAACGGATTCGCGCCGTGGACATGGGCGACTTACACGTTCGGTTTGCCTCGCAAGCCCACTATCTCATGGGATTACAAGAAGGAAACATCCGTCGCAACCGTAACCGTAGAGACGAACGAAGGCAAGGACGCCTACGAGCGTTACGACACGATGATAATGGTCAAGATCAGGAAGCAGGACGGCAAGGAAGCCGTGCTCATGAACTGGTCGGCCACGAAGTCAACCAAGTGGACTAAATCGTGGGACTTGTCGGGATACACCACTAATTTGCAATCGGGACAGTGGGTTTCGATCCGCTGCTGGGCGTATGCAAGAGGCATCGCAGGCGACAATCCCGCATCGAACAAGCCCGTCTACGGCGAGAGGAACATCGTCTTTCCCGTGGCATCGACTCCTGGCACGGTTACATGCGATAAGAAGGCACCAACAGGGCGCATAAAGGTTCCCGTGACGCGGAACGGCTGGTGGGTCACAGACCAGTTGCAGCGCAAGATAGGAGATGGCAGTTGGTCGGACGTTTCGGGAGCGACCGACAACCATGAGAAGGGAACAATATCCCTTTACGATTCCTACGGCGACGTGATGCCCGAGAACGGAGTCTACACGTACTACCGTGTCAAGACGACGAGGGATCAGTTTACAAGTTATTCAGGGCAGGTCACGGCAAAGTGCATCTATACCGCAAAGCCAGCCGAAACCTGCTCCGCCACGTGCAAGCTCGCATCGCTGGCATCCAACGCGGCAGGAACGCAGGTCACGGTCGTGATGGCCTGGAAGGACAGCACGGCGAACACAGGCTGCGAGCTTTCCTGGTCTGAATACTCGAACGGCTGGAACACGTCAGAGCAGCCTACGGTTCAGCAGGTCACGGGCGCGGACGGCACATCGAAACTCAGCGGATGGACAACGCGAACCTACAGCGTGAGCGGATTGACGAGCGGAACGACGTATTACTTCCGCATGAGGCGCTACAAGGAATACGCCTCTGGCACGAAATACAGCGCATACGACATCTCGGGCAAGGCAACGGCGGTCAAGACCGAATCAGCCGATGACGACAGGTGCGGCATCGCGGAAGTAGCCGTGAACGGCACGACGGCGACCGTGACAATCGGCATCAACGAGGATAACGTCAACACAGGCACCGAGATTACATGGGCGACCCATGAGGACGCGTGGCAATCGAACGAGCAGCCAGAATCATTCAACGCCGAATGGGCGCGTTCCGCTTACGGGCAAGAAGGCTGGACTTACAAGCAGGTCATCTATCTGCGCGGCCTTGAGGCAGGGCGTACATACTACGCGAAAGCAAGACGCTATCTCACATCAGGCGGCAATACCACGTATTCGACTTATTCCAAAGTCAAGCCGTTCACCATACCGTCTGGTGCAGCGGAGAAGGATTACGACGTCCGATGCGGACTTCTTGATGTCCAACCTGGCGAGGACGGCCAATCCGCGAAAGTCGTCATCGGGTGGAGCGGCGACCATACTGGATGTGAGGTCACTTGGAGCGACAATCCCGACGCATGGGAATCCTCGGACGGCCCATCGTCGTTCGACTTCGAGTGGAGCGATGACGAGCGGCAGAGCGAGGACTGGGCTTACACGTCCACATGCTACATCACAGGGCTTACGGAGGGCGTGACGTACTACGTCAAGGCCAGGTCGTATTTCGACGGCGACCCTAAGACGTACAGCAGCTATTCGGACGATCTGATAGTCACTCCGTATTCA